ATGTATGAATTAATTTTACCACCACTTACTGGGTTGTTTGGAGTAGTGATTGGTGGATTTATAACATATCAATCGCAAGCAAATTCTGATAAAAGACGCTTTAAACATGAGTTAAAAAAACGATTAGATGAAGAGAAAAGAGCAAGGTTAATCGCCTATAGTAAAATCATAAAAGCTGATACCCATTCTCCACTCATTCATGGTGCTCCATTAAATCAAAGAAATAGTTTCAATTGGAGAGTTTACGAAAGTAATGTTAGAGATATTTTATATGCTAACTTGCATTTATTCGATGAAAAGTTGATATACCTTATTATACAAATAGACGGCGAAAAATACCAAATAGATCTAGTTGGTGATGAGCATATTTATAATGAAAAAATGTATACTCATTACAATTTGATAATAAGCCACATTTTAGAAGAATTAAGGAACAATTATAGGACTTACATTGAATAAATAAAAAAGCCCCTCACGATTAGTGAAGGGCTTTAACTCTGTCTATTTAAACGTACCTGCATTCAATCGTCTTTGTAACTCTTTAACGACTAGTGACGGACGACTTAACTTATTATCTTTAACAGTACCTAAATAAGCTTGTAACGCACCGATTGTAACAGGACCAAGTAAACCGTCTTGTTTAACTTTAAGCAGCTTTTGTAATGCTTTAATGACTAAGCTACCTTTTTTGCCGGTGCCGAATTCTGCAGTCGTGCCGTAAAGCGCTTCTGCGATTTCGTTACGAGACTGATCACTTAAAATACCATCTTGTACAGTACCTAAAGTTTTTTGCAATGCTTTTGTTGTTGCATTTCCCCACTTTCCATCTACAACTAAATTATTTTCTGGATATAAATCTTTTTCTAAATACTGTTCTGGATCAACAGCGTTAGACTTAGCCATATTCCACAATCCGCCTTTATGCAATTCAAAATGCAAGTGCTGACCTGTTGAGTTGCCCGTATCCCCCATCTGACCAATGACGTCGCCTTGTTCTACGCGTTGGCCGTCTTTAAAACGTCGTGAGTTTTCTCGCATGTGTGCATAGACTGTTTCCCAAGTCTCGCCATTAATTTCATGTTCAATCATGATTGTTTCGCCGTATGAAGTCGATGTATAGCTACGTCTTACTACACCGTCAGCAGCTGCGAAAATAGGACGTGAACCAGGCTTCGCGATGTCAATCCCGTTATGTTTAGATTGAGCTTCGCCTGTGATTGGATGACGACGCCAGCCAAATGGGCTTGTCACGCGTTTTGTCGTTGTTGGCCAAATAAATGTTTGTGCCATATTAAATCTCTCCTTTTTTTATTTAAATTTAGTTTCGTGCAATGCTAGCGTTAGCCCACATAACCGATTGTTCAAGATTGGTAATCGCCAAAGACTTTTCTCTGCTGTTCGGACACTGCTCATCAATCAGGTAAGCCAGTTCTTTTGCTTTCTCTCGGATAGCTGTGTATTTTTCTGGTTGTCCTTCTTTTGGGGCATGGTACATAAAATTATTTTCAATTTGTTGATTCATTGTTACTCGTCTCCTTTCGGCTGTGTATATGTCATCGCTTGTTTGCTGTCTTTAACACCTTTTGTGGTTGGATCACTAACGATACCTAACAACGCCAAAACGACAAATACAGCATTAATAAAATTAATTGCTTCATTGCTTATTTTGTCGGCAGGCACCTCAAAACCAAACCAAGAACCAACGATTTGTCCTACTAAAAGCAAAGCGGGGATAATGCTCAACCAAAATGTTTTGTTTTTTAACCTCACTTTAATGTTCATATCTATTCTCCTTCCAAGATTCAAGTTTTGTAATTCTTACTTCATGATCGTTCATTTTTTCTGCGCCTTTATTCAATCTTTCGTCTGTTTTTTGATTAGCTTTTCGCATTTCTTGCTGTGTATATGTCATATTGTCGTTCAACTTACTGATTTGATAGTTTAAATCTAATAGCGTCGTATTGAGATTTTTAGCTATCTTGTAAAAGGCGACAATAGCACTAATCATTATCCCCGCAATGTACAAGCTATCTTTAATCGTTACTAAACTCACATTATCAAACCTCCACCACTTTAATATTTTTAATATCAATCCGCGAATAGGAATTATCGCCAATCTGAATAGCTTGGATATCGCCGTCGTTGCGTTTAGCGGTGATTTCTTCCGGGCGATATACTTCAACTTCCAAAACATCTTCTTCTCCGCTGTGTGTCGTGACCTTTAATTTAACCATTAGTAATTACCTCCAATGTGACTTCTGATGAACACTCTAAATATCAATTCAGCTTCAATTCTTGCTAAATCATTTGGCAATAACTCAATTTCATGACGACCGCGTGTGATTTTTCCGTCTGAATCCTTGCCGATATAATCGATTAAATCAATACGATCACCACTCGTTCCGCTAAACGATACCGTATTACCGTCGACTTTAATCGTCACGTTGCTAGGTGTTTCGTTAAGCTCGTAGATTCCGTGATTAATATCATGCGTGTGGTCTGGTAAATCAATGTCGTGCGTGTGAGCAGGAACCGCAAAATCATGCGTATGGTTAGGTACGTCAAAATCGTGCGTGTGCGCGGGTAAGTCTGTTGTATGATGATGCTGAAAATCAGCTAAATCAATCGTAACGCCGTGCTTGTGTGGTGAATCGAAATAAGGGAAGTCGTCACCTGTCACATAAGGAATTAATGTTGTTTCCCAACCGTTAGCTAACCCACTACTTTGAACACTTCCACCGCCACTAGAAGTTGACTTGCTTGTACCACCACCGCTAGAAGTCGATGTGCTTGTTCCACCGCCACTTGATGTTGATTTAACAGTTGCACCACCGCCACCAGTTGCTTCGCTATATGCTCTAAATGCTTTCGTTCTCAGCCACAACTCACACGTATTAACATTAACCACATCATCATCAATAACAAACGGAATAACGAGTGGATGCGTTGAATCGGCGTTATCTTGTGCAGGAACGACCATAATGTTTGTCGCACCTTGCGAATACGCTTCGTTGACCTGTTGTTTACGTTTCAAGTCTGTCTGCGTCGTTGCAATATCATCTAAACGACTGTTTACGTCATAAGACACGTTGTGTTCGTTGAGCAATATATCTGGACGTCTCTCATTGATTAAACGCGCTTCATGTATCGTGTCACCGACGTAAATGCGCGTTACTGTGTTTAATAAGTTTTTCGCTTCACCTTTTAAAACAGACAAATCAGCGCTTGTGCATGGAAAACTTAATTTTGGTTGTTTCCACTGGTCAAGTAATGATTGCGCGCTGTCTTTAAGTGCTTGCGCATCGTCAAAACGTTTGTCAATCCAGATGTATTTTTTCTTGCCATACAGATCAATTGAATCTTGGTCATATAAAAAACGACTGCCGTTATTTACATCAGCAATCGTTAATTGATTCACACCCTCACCAGAACCTTTTGGAATAATATAATTCACGATTTCTTCCGGATTTGAGTATTCTTCAAAATCTATTAAGTTTTTACCTTCTCTTATTTCTGATTTAACTTCACTTGATGAAGATATGAGATTTAATTTCCACGGATAAACACTTGTGTCAAATGTAAATTCATACGGCTCATTAAATGGTTGTGGAATACTTAATATCGGCGCTAGTAGACCGTTTTCGTTTTCGAACGAGTAATGAAAATACTTAGTGAAATCAACAGTACCTAAGACGAAATTTTGAACGTCCTGCAATGATAAAATGTACTCTAATACTTCCGTTGTCGTCCAGTTCGTAAACTGATGATAGCCGTCCATGATATCGTCTAGAAGCGTCGCAAAAACATGTTCACAACTGTACGTGATTTCATTTGTATTACTGTTTTTTCTTGTGCTTCTCGGCATGATGCGGAACGTTCCGTAAAATCGACCGGATTTTCCATAAAAGTCAACAAAATTAAAATGCGTGCATAAATCGTTTTTTGAATCATTTGCAGGCAATGTAAATGATGCTGTTGATACTTCGTTAGTTCTAAGTTCAACACCGACGTTTTTAGCGTTTTTTAATATGCCTAACTCTTTCATATCGCTGTCTTTTACAATTAACAAGTTATCACCCCTTTCTTTGAAAATAAAAAGAGACCTCTAAAAAGAGATCTCTCGTGCTTCATTTAACGCATAGTTTGGTTCAACGTTACTTATAATAACTTATTATAAAGTCACTAATCATATTACCTATATGTTTAAATCCTTCATCGTTTGGATGAACATCATCCGCTAAATAAATTGATTGAGTCTCTTTATTGATTCCGCTTTCTCTATATAGATCGAGTGTTGGAATATTGTAATATTCTCCTCTATCAATTAACGCATCAACATATTCAATTAAATAATAACCATCTTCATTTGGATTTTCTTCGGCACTTCCACCGCCCAATTGCTCATTATTCATTCTCCAAGTAGGAGTTACAAAAATAACTTCAATATTAGGATAGGCTTCCTTCAATATTTCTACCGCAACATTGATTCCGCCATAAAACGTATCTCTGGTAGAATCTGTTTCGTTACCAAGTGGTACAACTCCACCATATTTAGTACCCATGTAGTCATTTGTTCCCAAAAAAACCGAAATGAAATCAACGTTAGAAAAGTCGATTTCTTTTAGATTTTTAAAATGCAATTTGAATCTTGGCGAAAATGGATTGTCCTTGTCTATTAATGATTGTTGTTCGTTAAAATCATTATTTACTATAGATTTAACGAGATAAGAGAATGAAAAAGGGTCATAATCAGTTGAAGTATGATGTGCCATTCTGGTACCACCAAACCCTATATTATAGACTGTCATTCTTGTTCTTCTTGATATAACATCTGTATAATCGCCAAATTCGGTGACTGAATCACCAAAAGACACCATCACTTTACCTTTAAGCGTATCTTTATTTTCAACTTGCGTGGCATTATCTATAATTCTTTCATCATCTTCTAAAATAAATTCGTTATTTTTTTCGTCTATAAATACAATAAAAATAAGTAAAAATAACATAAATATAGACAAACCCCATGTTAATATTGTCTTATTTCTCATCATAACAACACACCTTTCACCATATAATGTTTATATGATAACACAAAAATACTAATAGGTTCTATCTAATTAAAAAATAGCTATCAATTGTACCTATCAATTTACTTCCAGCGTCGTTTGGATGCGTTTGGTCTGATAGATAATGAGTATTAGTATAAGAATTAATGCCACTATGACGGTAATAGTCATGATATGGTAGGTGATTAAAACCGCTCGCAGTTTCCAAAGCATCTACAAAATCAACCATGTAATCTCCGTTGTTATTCGGCGTCACATCACTATCTCCACCAGCACCAATGTTAGAGCTATACCTCCATAATGGCGTTGCTACGAAAATACGAATGTGCGGGTATGCTTCCAATATGTCTTTAACCCCTTGATTAAACGCCCCAACATAGGTTGATGTATCAAAGTTTGTCCGGTCAATTAGTCCAATTGGATTGTCCATCGCATGGTCATTTGTACCATATCTAAGGATGATGTAATCGACTGTATTCCAGTCAATTGCTTTGAACTTCGTGAGCCACACATTTAAGTCTGTTGCTCCACCAGATGAACTAAAGATGTTTGCAACTGCTGTATCTTGTTCGGTGAAGTCGCCAGTAGAAATCGCATTTGCTAATGAGTAAAAGGATAGTTTGGAATAATCGGCACTATTACCGTGGTTACTCATGGTCGTACCACCGATGGCTATGCGGTCAACTTCCGCACCCGTTTTCTCCCAAATCGTCAAGTGCTGTTTGCCTTGAGCTGTTAAACTATCACCCATTAAAATAACCTTTTTACCCCATAACGGTTGGTTTTCTCTTTGTAACCAAACCCATTTCACGCCAGCGAAAGTAGAATCAGTATAACGATAATAAACTTCATTCGGATAGTTAATCGGTCTAGCTTTTTGCACGATTCTTGTATTGTATCGTTCAACCTCAAGAATTACCGATACAGCTTCTGTTCCAAAATAATTTCTTTTTGGTAAATTTAGAACCGTTGAAGCAACATAATATCGACCTTCTTCTAGTAAATTATTTGCATCATACGTATCTCCAAAGAAAAAACCACGATAATTAAAATCTGATTTTAACATGTTAGCTGCAATGGTTTTGTCCGCAATAACAGTACCCTGATAAGTTCCTCCCGCTGTCCATTGTGAACCGTTCCAGTAATACCACTTACCATCTAGTGTTACAACGTATATACCCGTTGCACCAGTAGGGTGTGCATTTTGTAAATCAGTCAAGTTTGAATACACGCCTTTTGGAGATCCGTCAGAAATGTTGGATAGTTGAGTATCTACGTAATCTTGATTCGCTTTTTGTTCCAACTGTGCGTTAACTTCCGTATGCTCTGCATCTAAACGATCTTTTAACGTGTCGTATGTCACCGTGTTGTCCGCATTAACTCTAGCTTGCGCTGCTTCAACGCTCGAATCACCTTCAACAACGGTTTCATTAAAAGCTTTTATAGCGTTATTTAATTTAACTCTACCTGTATTAAGACTATCATCTCTATTAATTAATTCAGCCATTTTATCACTCCCATTTGTCACGATAAACAAATCTTATCGTGATATTTATATTACTTCCTGTTATTTCTACATTGTTCATTCCGTTATACAGCCAAAAATCACGTAACTTCAATGCGTTAAAGTTTTCTGCGCCATTTAACAATACTTCATACTCTTTGCAATCAATTGACCAATCAGCGTTAGCAAAGTCCGGGAAAATAATTTCCTGCGTTCCGTTTTTAATAACGAGATTATCAGCGCTACCACTAATCAAAATTTTAGGTTTAAGTGCCAATCCCTCACACCAGTAATTAAGTGTCGCAGGTGCTGTTAACGTCTGTTCTGTTGTCGAACCCTCATGACCAAGTAAATAACTATCTTCAAAGTCAATCGTTTCTGAACCCCAGTTAATTTCATCTTGTAAGACGTTGTTATAAGCATAAGGATCATACGCTGTTAAGAATAAATTAAAACGTCCAGCATTTACTAAACGTGTCGGATTGATACGCTCATTTAATCGGACAGTGTATTCTTTTTCTTTTTCATAATCAAGCGATAACTTAACTTCACGCGGTTTAGCGTAATCATCTAACCAAAATCTCGCGAAATCTCGCAACTTCTTTTGTTTAATCACTTTGTCATGTTCGACAATGCCGACCGGAACAAAGAACGTTTTCGTTTCAATGTCTGTGTCCATGTATTGCAAGCCATCGCGTCCAGTTGCGTCAAATGTGACGTTACTAAACGACGGTGTCGAGGGATGATCGTGACCGGTTTCTTCGATTAAACCAAAGTCGCTTAATTTATATTGACCATCTAAAATAATCATATCGTTCTCACCCCTCTTCCACGAGATTCACTATCAATCAGTGTTTTTAATTCTCTTGCAATCTTTCTTATGTCACTTTCTTCTCTGACGTTGAATACAGCACCATCAAATAGACCTCTCATGTCGTTATTTACCGTTGGTTGAGTGTTTGATTGTGATTGAGTAGAAACGCCACCATTACCGTTTAAATCATATCTAGGAATGGTAGGTATAGACGCTTCAACCATTTTAGCACTTGCTTGATTAATTCTATTTGTTGTGCCTAAAATACCTTGCTCGAATCCCTCGCCAGTGAATTGTCCAATCTGCTCGAATACACGTGATGGAGAATTAATGTCGAGCAATCCTTTTGCCCAATCGATAGCGCCAGTAACAGCACCACCAACAGCATCAGCAACAGCTCCACCCATGTCTTTGATACCGTTTACCAAACCCTTCATAATATCTTTACCAATCTGAAACAAATCAACTTCATCAAAGAAATTCATAACCGAATCCCAGATGTCAGTGATTGTCGTCCAAATATTATCCATCTGATCTGATACAGCGTCAGCCATACCTTGGAAGTCGCCAGTTAATAGAGAAACGATGAATTTTAGTGCGTTCTTGAATGTGTTTTTCACATAACCAAATACAGATTCGATTATACTACCGATTAACTCCATCGCGCTTTTAACCGCGTTTTTCATTTGTTCAAAGTCAAGACCGAGTTTGTCAGATATAAATTTTAGTCCTATTAAAAATATTTCTTTAATCTTCTCGATTATATTCGCGATAAATTCCCGCGTTAACTCCAGTTGTTCGCTCGCAATTTCTTTCATACGAGTAAAATCACCAGTCATTAATGCTTTTAAAAATTCTAGCGCATTACTGAATGTTTCTTTGATGAAGTTCCACACTAAATCGACTGTTTCTTTAAACCAATCGAGCTTATTGTAAGCGAGAACAAATCCTGCTACTAATAAAGCTATCGCTGCGACCACACCGGCAATAATTCCGATTAATGCCCCTAGACTTATCCCTATCGCGGCGGCGGCTGCACTTAATGCGGTAAAAATAGGTGTTAGAACAACAACTATCCCGATTATTACAGTAAAAGCTGTCGCAATAGCAATGATCGTTGCTGTTAGTTTAGGATTTTCAGCAATCCAATCAGCAATGATCGTGACAAATTCGGCTACTTCTTCAAATAATGGCGCTAGTGATTCTTTGACTTTGTTAAATGATTCTTGCATTTTAGTGATAGGTGATTCGTCTATTTTCTCAACTTTTTCTGCGGTTGCGTCTACACCTTCACCTAAATCAAACGTAGCTGTCTCAGCGCCTTTAAGCGCATCAAAAATCTTATCGCCTTGTTCTTCATACATCGTTCCAAATGTTGCCACGCCTAAAGCATTTTTAGTCGTATCATCTTCCACTTGTTCTAACGCTTTAGCGACGTCAAGCATTGCCTGTTTGCCATCTTCTCCACCACCGGCAACGGCTTTACCCCAATTTTGAAACTGTTCCGCCGAAATATCCGTCTTTTCAAGTAATTCCGCCATCGAATCAGGTACTTCTTGACCAAACTCAGATAATAGCTTTCTACCTTCTCCGAGTCCGTCAAGTAAGTTATCGATGTTCCACGAACCGGCTTCTACTCCCGCCGCCATTATCCCTTGAATTTCTTCGGCACTATACCCCGCTGCGGCTAACTGTTGACCATACTCGGCGATAATATCGATTTGTTCTGGCGGAAATCCCGCTTCAAATAAAGAATTAGCAAGCCCTAACGCTTCTTCATCACTAATAGCCAACGTTTCAGCTATTTCATTTGTTTCTTGTATTAGTTCTGTAAAGTCTATACCAGAATAAGCTTTTGAGATAGCACCTGCGCTTTTAATTACTTTAGCATTAGATTCATCGCTCGCATCAGCATTTAATGCCCATTGACGTCTAACACCCTCAAGCGCTTCTTCTCCATCGATACCGTATGTTTCAATCTGTTTAATCGCATCTTTAACTGCTTTTTTTGATTCTTCGGGAACATTAAAAGAAATATCAATCTGCGTTTGTAATTCAGAAAATCCAAGCGATTGATCAATAACACCTGCGATTCCTCCGGCGGCTGCGATTCCTCCGATAGCCGTACCTAATTCTCCGACGGCAGTTTCTGCTTTACCGGCTTCTTTCTTCACGTCTTTCATATCTCTCTCTAGGTTGTCTAACTCTTTACCATCGTCCACAGTTGCTAACTTATCTTTAAAGCCATTTAACTGGCTTTCTGTCTTGATGATTTCACGACGAAAAGCATTGTACTGTTCTTCCTTGATGTCGCCTTTTTTAAATTGGTCTTGTACTTGCTTTTCAGCATCTTTCAATTGATTAAGCTTGTCAGATGTATTCTCGACTTGATCACTTAATAGTTTTTGTTTTTGTTCTAGCAACTCAACGTTACCAGGATTAAATTTCAATAAGCGTTCGACGTCTCTTAACTCGCTATTTAGTGTGCTAGAACGTTTGTTGACGTCTTGTAGCGCTTTATCTAATCCGCGTGTGTCACCATCGATTTCAATGCTTATCCCACGAATTTTTTTAGCCAATATTACTCACCTCGATTCTAGAAAGAATCATAATCTGCTTGAATTGCTCGTCGTTCTTTCTTCTTACCGTCTTTACTGTTATGTTCGACATATTCATCGATGTAATCTAAGCACATGCCAATCGTATAAACTTCTAAATCGGCGTATTGTAAACCGACAGTGCGACAATAATATAAAAAAAGGTCGGTAGTGAGTGTTTCACCATCCGACCCCTTATCGTTATTTACTTTTTTTTTGACGTTTGCATTGATGACAGCATTAAATCTTGTAATTCCGGCATAATTTCCATCAGTGGAAATACTTCAAACGTATCTAGCCAGTCCATCGGCTCCGGAATTGAGGAATCCGCTGTTTTAGCAAGAACCCAAGCTACGTTATAAAACACTTCCATGTCTAATTGCTTGATCTGTTCGTACGTTGGATTTTTAGATTTAATCTTTGACAGACCTTGCATTTTCATTAAGTCAGTAAAAAAATCTTGACCAAACTGTTTTTTATAACGCAAAGGTGTTGCGCCTGTTGATTGAAACGTTACTTTACGACCATCAATATTAATTGTTTTTTCCACGTGTTAAGCCTCCTACGCTACCGTAACAGTAGCTGTGTCAGTAAATCCGCCATCAGCCGTTGTTACTGTGATTGTCGCTGTTCCGACTGCAATAGCTTCAACTAAACCACCGCTTGTAACAGTTGCGACTGTATCATCACTTGTTGTGTATGTGACGTCTTTATTTGATGCGTTAATCGGCTCTAATGTCACTGCCATTTGTTGATACTCACCGACCGCTAAACTAATGCTAGCAGGCTCTAATGTTACCCCTGTAACAGCGACTGGCGTTGTGTTATAAACGCTATCAAACCACATGTTATAGACACTTTGCGGTGTTGTTTCAGTTGTCTTAGTCTTAACGACTAACTTATCGTTCATTTCGATTGGACTAGCAACTAAACTTAATTCATTTGTATTTGGTTCGACTGAATCCGTTTTAGTGCTAGATGATACATTCGGACGATTAGCGGTACAGTTAAACATAACGTGACGTGTCGCTCTGATATCGCCATCGAATTCAAACATTAATGCGAATGGCTTCGTTTTAGCATTGGCCACTTCTGTAATCGTTCCGTCCGATTCGTCTTTTTCTTCACCTAAAACATTAATCATGAAATGGTCCGGAATTTTAGCAATCGTTAACGTAGATTCATAACCTTGATTATTTGGCGCTGAATAATAGACTTGGTTGTCAGCGTAAAACTCAATTAAATCTCCACGAGGTTCGTTCGATAGTTCAACGGCTCCTGGAATATGTTTAGGTGTTTCATATACGATGTTTCCTAGTTCATCGAAACTGTATGGTGCGTAATAACAATTCTTCAATCCGAATGTTACTTTGTTTTCTGCCATAATTTAATCACTCCTATTTTTTTATATAACTGATATTGAATATGATCGTTGAAACATTCTTTCTGATTCGATATAAACCTCACTTATTAACTCAAACGGTAGTTCACTGTCGTTTAAAGCTGTTTCTAGTGCGCTTTCTGCGTTTAAATCCTTTTTGTTCGTGTAAAGTTCGATTGTCGGATTTTTAACAGAATAATAGACGATGTTATCAGCGTTAAAGTTCGTTGATTCATCGTCTATATAAGCGATATACGGCAATGCAGGCGGTGAATCAAAATGACTGTACGCAACTGGATAACCAGCGGATTTTAATATAGTTACTAGCTCTATTAGTGTCATCCTCTAATCACCCTTTCTACGCGATCGGTGAATGCGTTAATCGCTTGTTCTTCTGCCGGTCTGATATGTGGAATACCCTGCACACGACCGCCACCACGCTTAACATGACCATTTTCAAGCAAATGCGTTAACTGGTAATCTGTTCGATTGTGGACAACACGTGCATTGCCAACCTTTTTTTGTGACCAGCCTTTTCTATAACTACCTGTTTCTTTCGGACTTCTCTTTTTCAAGTCCTTGACTGTTTCTTTTGCAATCTCTTCTTTAGCTAACTCAAGCCCTTCTTCTACTTCTGACGAGTATTCTTGTAGTGCTTTTGTTATTTCATCTGATAAACTAGCCACTCCTGTTTTTACACTCATCCGATATCACGCTCACACGTCAGATTTAACTTATCGCCACGTTCGTCAACATCAGTGATGTAGTAAATCTCATCTTGATACTTGATTTTTTCTTCGTCATTGTATTCAAACGAATAAATCTCAAATCGCTTGCTTGGCTTTAAGTTGTGATTAGCGGCCGCATATCTTTCGCTTGTCGTCACGCGCATTTTATTCGCATACACTTTACGTTCGACGTTCGTTTCAATCGAGTTTCCGATGTCGTCATAAACAATCGTTGCGCTGATAAGATAAATCACATCGTTATGTCGCATCGTCTACACTCCTGTAATCGCCATAGAGAGACAAGTGTTGTTTTAACATGACGTAAGCATCGTTAAATCTGTCAGCTTCTTGATTGTCATAACCAAAGTTAGCTTTTGCATATGTTTTAATTGCGCGTTTGATAATTGCGTCGGGATCATCCACATTGACAAGCATTTCATTTACACCCGCTTGAATTAAATCCATCTTTGCAGATGCAATCAGTTCTTCAACTTCTGACGTGATACCCACATCGTCGGTTGTAAGACGTAAAGATACTTTAACTTCGTCTAGTAATGTCATATCACTTCACCGCTTTTTGAGCTTTTTGAGCTTCAATAGCTTCTTGTTTACCTTTTACTTTTTCGCCGTTAGAAAGCTCGTAATAAGGACCGCCTAAATGTTTTGGATATTCATCTTCTTTAGGTGGTTGCTTGCTCTTTTCGCCTAAAAAACCTTTGATAATAAGAGAATCAACCCTACCCTCATCGGAATGAGAGTAGAATTGACCTTTTTTATATAGATTATTAGTTTCTTTGTCATGAAAATCTTTAATGACTTTCGCTTGCACTATTAATCACCCTTTCTTATACGTTAGGTGCATTTTGGATAAGCGCAAATGCTTTTTCATCAAGTACATCGCCATCAACAACAGCGTATGCAGCGTAAACTGTTGTACGTTTCTTAACTTCTTTTTCAGACAATACGCTAACCGGTTCATTTGTGTTAAAGACAAGACCGCGATTGGCGTTACCAATAACGATAGAACCATCAGAAATACCAGCATCTGGTTTAACTGTTAGGCCGAACATACGACCAACACCGCCACCTGTTACATCCGGAATAAATAGTGGACGACCGTTATCATCTTTCAAGTTAGCTAACTGATTCCAAATTGTCGCGTTGTTTGCGTAGATAGACGCACCATTTAGATAAGATGAGTGAATTAAGCTCATAGCTTGTGTTAGGTGTTCGTAAGTTAATGGTTCTGGCTCAACAGCTTCTGGATCATACGTAACGACTTGTGGCGTGCCTGCTTCAGCAAGTAAAGCTGTTTCAACTCCGCGCGGTTCATTTGTTCCTGTACCTTGTGATGCTGCAGTACCTAACGCAACACCCATACGGTCACCAAGTTCTTCGATAATGAACGGAATGAATTCTTCAACAGCCATCGCTTGTAACTTCCACGTTACAGTGACTGACTTAGCTAATTCGTGACCGTCAAGCGTAAGCTCTGCGAAAGTATTCTGTTCGTCAGCCGTATCGGTGCCCTCTGTGTACCAAGCAGCATCTCCTGCATCAATAGATGCGTGTTTCTTAATCGTGAATTTACCGCGAACATTGTACTTACGCGCATCAGCGAATAATGGATAGTTTTCTTCTGCTCGCTTCCAAATTCCTGCAGCAACTGTTTCCGGAATCAGAATCTCCGTGTTAGTAGTATCGTGTGTGTAAGCATTTTGATAGTCAGGATTGAATGAGTTAAATAACTCTTGTTCGTCCTTTTCCAGTTGTTTGTTCATCATTTTCTTAGCCCAAACATTTTCATACTTTTGTTCTTTTTCTACTTTAGAGTTCATAGTAAAGTTCAATTCTTTTTCCCCCTCAACATTGACTGATTGATTTTCAAATGATTCTGCTGAATCTTTATCTTTCAATGCGTTTAAATTCGCACTCGCTTTTTTAGCTTCTTCCCATTGGTTATCTAACGCTTCAACTTCTTTCATTTTTGCGTTAGCATCTTCAACTTTTCCTTCGTCGATTAACCCTTGAATAGCGTCCATCATTTCTTTTCGTTGTGCTTTGTATTGTTCTAAATTCATTCGTTAACATCTCCTTTTAGTTTTAATAGATTAAATTTAGCCATTAAAATATCCGATTGATCTTCACCTTTTGGTGATTCAACCGGACGTTTAAATTTGTCTTGCATATTTCTAATTTTGTTAATAACTTGCTGTGGAATCATAGGTGATTCACTCGCACTCGCAACTAACTGATTACTTTCAAACATAACTTCATCAGCAAAGCCTTTTTCTTTCGCTTGTTCAGCGTTTAGCCATGTTTCATTGTCCATCATCGCTAACAGTTCGTTTTCTTCTAGCCCGCTTTTATTTCGATAGGCTGATGCGATTGACTTGTTCATGTTTTTTAACACGTCTGAGCTGTGTTCCATGTCTCTGTAATCGCCTTGCGTAATGTTAGACACATTGTGAATCATAATTTGTGCTGTTGGACTTACTTTGACAGTATCACCTGCCATCGCAATGACCGAACCCATGCTAGCGGCGATTCCAACAATTTTCGTTGTTACTTTGCCTGCATAGTCTTTTAATGCGGTATAAATTTCTGAACCGGCAAACACGTTACCGCCGGGAGAATTTATAACGACTTCTAATTCATCATTTTCAGCGTTATCAAGCGCTTCTATAATGTCGTTAGGGCTTGTGTGTTCAACGTCGAATAAATCGTAAATCCACGCATCATCATTCGACACGATAACGCCTTTAATGTTGATTTTTTTCATCTACTCACCCCCTTCCTGTTTTTCTTGGTCGGTAGGAGCCATGTCTAAACGTCTAACGTAGACATCACCATTTTCTTTTGGAGCCATGCCGAATATTGTTCTCGCTTCGTTCTCACTTACATAGCCACGATCCATACCTTGATTAGCAAATTCCATGCGCGTTTTAAGCGATGCGAACGATAAGTTAAATGATTCAAAAACAATCTTGTTTCCAAACCCTCGTTCTCGGCGATTAAACAATTTTCTCGTAAATTCATTACTTAGTTGGACGATATCCGGCTCGATTGAACCCTCGTAGTAACTCACCCAATCATCTTCACTGTACTTCGATTGGATAATATTCTCGTTTGTGTTGAAGAACGAATAAATACGTTGCACTGACTTGTCCATTTGTTTCTCGTTAGGAACATAATCTTTTGGTTCGACTTGAATCGCATCAGCTTTAGCATCTGTTGCAGCAACACCTAACGTATCGCTCTCTGTACTCAAATAATCTTCCATAAAGCGTTTAACGGCTTTTTTCTGGTCTTCTGGTCTTAACGTTTGCGTGAATTTAAGCAACCATCGAACGACGCCGCTATTTTTAATCGCTTTAACAATCCCCTGGTCAGTTGTATTCACGACTTCCATCAAATTCGCTAACGCTTCACCAGGTGATGTACCAAATAAATCATCTTCGTTGAAATCTTTTCGCAAGTGAATAATGTCTGAGTATTTAAACGTCACGACGGATCCATTACTTAAAGAGAAACGTAAATAAAGACGATTGTTACTATCCATAACTGCTTGTACGCCTCTAGATGAAATTGGATAGATAGCATTAGGCACACCGTTCTCATCACGATTGATATAAGCGAAAGCATTGTTGTTTAACTCTAACTGTGTGGCTAGTTTCTCTTGCAACTGTTGCCCGCTCATATAAATGTTTGGTTCTTCTAACAAGAATCGCATGTAAACGTCCGGATTTACTTTCGTTCCTTCTGCACTTTTTCTGACATGTTTAGCAACAGACTTACCAATTGCTCTTGCTTTTGGTCTAATAGCCGAACGGACAATATCGGATTGATAAAGTTTTCCGTTCCAAGAATAAAAACCATATCCTTTATCAGTGATCATCTTAAATTCTGTCGTGGTCACTTTATTTTGCGGTTTAAACCTGTCGAGTAATTTAATGTTTATCACCCCCTTAAATAAGATTCATGTATTCGTCTAACTTGTCTTTCAGTACGATATAACCACATGCCAAAGAGACCGTACCGTCAATACGTTTACGGTTGTCATTACCTTTGACAAGTTGAATGTTCGCGTTTATATCTGTTTTAACTTCCGAATTGCTTAAACACCACATGTCAATTGGGTTCATGTTGTGGACGATTTTCTTCGCGCCTAAATCAGCACGTAAATCTTTCAATGGTTGGCTCATTGTTGCAGGTCCTTGTCTGACTGGAATCATACTATCCGGACCAAACTCCGCTTTAAACTCACGTAGTAACGTATCATCAATATGCCACGGGTCATAACCGATATAGAGAACATATAGATCATCTTCATCTCTTAACTCTTTAAACCAGTCTAAAATGACGCGCTTATCAACTTTGTTACCTGGATGTGTTCTTAGCAAGCCTTTACGCTCCCAAAGTAAATAAGGAACATTATCACGCTCACGACGATTACCGTCTTGCGTCATTTGATTTAAAACATCTTCCGGCATCCAATACATTGACTTAATGTAAATCTTGTCGTCGTTAGGTCGCATACATAACGCTTTAGCGCTGTTTAAATCGACTGAATCGGCCGCATCAAATCCGCCAATGCCATAACGGAATCCCATCTTCTTAAATTCAAATGTTTCTTTGTTCTCGATTTCATTCCAGTTAAGCCATGCGCTCGCACTGTTTTCTTTCATGTTGAAGTCTTTAACCATGACCGTTGGTTTGAAACTCGGGTCGTCTTTCGCTTTATCGACCATTTGACGTAAGTAGTCGCGACTTTTAATCGTATCAATGCCAGGATTAGCTTTTATCCACATATCTTCGTTATCCCATTCGTCACGATCATCAAGTTCATAAATGAAAGGTAAGAAGCGTTTGTTTTCTTCTCTCAATTCTTTGTATAACAACTTCTTAGCAAAGTCATACTGCGAATCAAAGATACCGTCACGAACAAAACCATTCGTTGTAATCGAAAAAAGCAACGGTTGCCGTCTGGCTCCCATCGCTTGTTTAACTAAGTCATATATATCTCTGTTTTTAATCGCGGCCAACTCATCAATAACAGCACCGTGAACATCAAGACCATCTAATGAGTTTGCGTTACTTGCTAACGCTTTAATAAAGCCGAAATTAATTTGACAATATAAGTCGTTTGCTCTCTTTCTTATGTGCTTAGACAATAACGGTGATTGTTGTATCATCTTGTGCGCTGCGTTAAATCCTAGCTTGGATTGTTCTAACATCGTTGCGACATTGTATATTTGAGGTGATCCCTCACCGTCATTAATCAATAAATCAATTTCCACAGCACCCAACTCGGTTGTCTTGCCGTTCTTACGACCTTCGATAATTAAAACTTCGTTGTACTGTCTAATATCATCATCATCAACAAAACCGAATGTCGCTTGAAATCTAGCCTTCTGAAATAACTCTAATTCTAGCGATGTGCCCAACTTACCGGATGGTAATTTGATGAACTTCTCGATAAAATCAATATGCTTACTTGCAATCGCATGATCGTAATGAAATTCATTGGGATTCAGATACTTTTCCATCAGCATATCTGATACACGTTTCATTTTATCGCAAGCGACAATTTTGTTATCTAATATACCGCCAAAATATTCTTCAAACTCAATCACTTCTTACCACCTGCCAAGAATTCAAGAAGCTCATCGCTTTTATTGACAGATGATTCTTTAGGAAGTAGATCACTAAGCTGTTTCATTGTTGTTGAATACTGTTTAGACCAACTTGTATATAACTCCGACTCTGGACTCTTTTTAGTCCCCCATTGATTCGCACCATTCTGATATTCAATGACAACACCATTTTTATCCATCGTTTGAGTGAGCTCGTCAAGTGATACAGCAAGCCAAGCGGCGTTATACATTAACTTTTGATTCAACTTCTTTATATCATCTGGCATATCTTTAAATGTCCGCCTAATTTTGTTTAACTCTCGTTTAACTAGTTTAACTTTCTCTTCTTCTTCATAAATCAATGTAAAATCACCACCTTTCATACTACACCCCTTACGCAAAGCGTCACGCGTGATTTTTGTTGTCCTTCCTTCGGTATCCTACCGGCCGTCTAATTTTTATTAATGAGGGGGCACTGTTTAATCAATAAAAGCTAATTTCATTTTTACAATCTTCGTTTTTGCACGTTATTGTCGGAAAAGGCCCACTATTGCACCATATTTCAATCTCTTCACTCGTTTCGGGTATGCCATCTACTGTTACCGCCGTTATCTTTCTACCGCAGTTATCACAAATGATTGTAAAACTATTTTTATCAACCATATCTATCACCTATTTTCTTTTGAGGTTTTATCAAGAAAAATCATATATTGAGAAGGACTGCTACCATGAAATTCATCGCACCCTTTATCTATGCATGTTTGAGCGGAGCAATTTCTTAGTTGTTTAGCTATTGCATGTCTTATCTTTAACCACACATCACTCACCCACCTTTACTAGATTGCCATCGTCATCAAAGCTATAACCTTTGCGTGTTGGCTTGTATTTGCCATGGTGTTCCTCGTTATGACAGTCCTGACACAACAACTGTAAGTTATCATGATTCAATGTGACGTTCGGATTGTTTATATTATCCGGTGTTATATATTTAATATGGTGAACGATCTTGCCGGGCTTATAGCATATCTCACATAAACCATGCTTTGATTTGAAATAAGCATTACGACATTGCTTCCACGCTTTAGAATTGTAAAATGATCGCGCGTATTCTTTAGCGATAATCGTTCACCTCTTTTCTGCATATGTAAAAAAGACACCCTGTAATTAGAGTGTCTTTTAATCAAATTAATATTAAGTATCTCGGCCGTTGCTACCTGCCTGGCCGTCCTACCCGCATTATACAGTTTTGTTTTTTACTTAGTCAAAAGTGTCATAATTGGCTTTTTTGGCTCAATTGGTCTTTTTGGCACTTTTGGCTTAAATGATTTAGTAAATCATCTTTAATCTCACTTAATTTGTTACGACTCACTTTCAAATGAGATGCAATACTTCTAAACGACATGCCGTCCATCATGCAGTCAAGCACTGTCAGTTGTCTTTCGTCATCAACATAATCTGCAAGACTTTCGACAAATTCAACGTTATACTTAAACTTCAAATAACGCTCATACTGACGTTTTTCACGCTTGCCCATGTTATCTATCTCGACCTTGCTTTTAACTGACGTGTTGCATTTAGGTAGCGTTGCTTCAATGCCGTATTGTGTTGTTTTAACGCCAGTCGGCCCATCAATCTTATTGAGTAGTCTCTCGATGCGTAAGTATTCTTTTGATTGCCAGTTGTAATCATAGATAAGCTTTTGTAATTGATTCTTATTCATTCAACGACCACCTTATTAATTTTCTTTGTGTATCGATTCTCTTTTTCTATTTGCTTTTTCGTCATGTTAGATTCATAGATTGTAACGACTTGCAGTGTTTTATTATCTTTGCGCCTTGTGTGTACTGTGTAGTGTCTAATCATAGTTCCGCATCCTTTTCGCAATAGATGTAAAAGTACCAACTCGATTGATCGTGATTGTTACCCCATTTATCCCAGTAACCGCGAACGTGCTCATATATCTTAACTTCACCAACTGGAACATAACCATCTTTACTCGCTGTCATTAATTCGTGTGATAATTGCCGCCTTGTATCTGCTGATATGCGCTTTTTAATTTTCACGATTAATCACCCTTTATAAAATTGATAGCAACGTCAGCGAGTTCTTTCGCTGTAATAACGTAAGTTTCACCGTCTCGACTGTTCTTTAATTCTGTTCCATTCCAAGACCAAGAACCGTATCCATTCAAGCTATGACCAGCAAATCCAAATGTACGCATCGATTCTTTAAACAAATTAATCAGTCCTTTTCTGTCTTTGTTTTCAATAGCTTTTGATAGTTTACCTCTGATAGAGTCAGAGGTTAAAATGACTTTTGCCACTGCTTCGACTTTGCTCTTTTTGACGTCCGTATCTAAAAAATCAAATATATCCGTCTGCATATCATCATTCCAATCTCATAAAATTAACTTCAACTCGCTCGTCTTTCTTGCCACACTCGATTTTCTGCATCTCAGCCTTGACGATCTGTCTATCATCTTTGTATATAATCTTGTTGCAAGCGTCAGTGACTGACTTAAAATAGTTGTCAATATCACCTTGATTTCCGCCAGATAGATAGACTTTGAGATTTACGGATAATTTATCATCGATAGGCTCGCCTTTGTATTTATGTCGTGCAATAATAGCAACCGATTGCTTATAAGAAAGATATCGTTTCGCCTGCTTTGTGTACTTGCTTCGTTGCGTCATTCTTACAGCGGGAACGCATCGTCCTGGGATTGTTAACTTAATACCCATTAGTTTGTCTCTCGTGATTTGTTTTGTTTTTGTCGTAATAAGCTTGTTCTATGTCAGTCTCGGTGAATCCTAGCAATCTACCTAAATTTAAGAAGTCATTAAACAACATTTCGTACGAGCCTATCACATGAATACCCATGCAATTTTTCACCGATTCTATATCATCAAAAACTTGGTTAAATTCGTGCAGGACCGTATGATCCACCCTTGACGTCTTAAGTGCCGTGTAAACAGAAAAAACATATTCATTTCCAATTGACAGTAAGAAATGCAGGCAATCCACGTATTCTTCTAGTAGTGGGTTTTTTGTTCTCCCTTCTCGCAATGCATAATAGGTTTTAATCGTTTCTTTTGTGTTAGGTTCCTGATTCTTACTCCAAAACTTAAATCCTCGCCACTCATTAGCTAGCTCACCCAATTCCACTCTCAAAGCTAAATACTTTTCTTCAAGTAGATCTTTACCTTGCAAACTTTTTTCTTCGACTATGCGTTCGTCTAATTTCCACTGCGTATCAAATAATTGTTTAAAGTCCATATTCACATTCCTCTCGATTGTTGTTTATAAAGTATCGCGTTGTCTTTCTTTAATTGTTCGTTTTCTTTTTCTAACTCAGCTATTCGTTTATCCGCTCGTTTTAGCAGGCTTACCGCATCGTGCAAGAGTAAGCCTGCCAACTTTTGAGATTGTTTCATTTGATTAACTCCGGATTTTCGTAAATGTTGCCGATGACTTCGATTTCATCTTTAAAAGCTAATTCGCGGATGCAAATTCTTATAACATCCTGTTTTGCCATAAAGGCACCTTCATGGAAAGTGACCTCGAAATTATTTTTAAACGATTGCAAGAAAGGATATTTAATTATATCCCCCTCATAGTTCTCGACACCGTTTTTGTCTTTAAGTCCTGTAAATTGACCGACCGTTTCGCTGTCAACCGGACAAAACCATTCATGCAATATATATTCGTCTGTATGGTCAATAATTCCACCAACAATTAGGTCTTTGCCGATTAAATTACCAATTACCCAACCATCATTATGATTAATTCCGATATCATTTAACTCATCTATTGTCAACGTTGACTTACCTCTAAACTTAACTTCTCTCATTCCGTCACAACTCCCGTCATTGGTTCCTCGCCTTTCTTATATTCAAAGTCAATCGGTATGATCTTCTCTGGTTTAAAAATCATCTTATAATCATACTCAGACACGTCTGACGTTCTTAATTGCTCGACTGTGTACGTCACATTGTCGCTCAGTCCTAGATAATGCTTTTGGTATTTATCAGGACCAACTTTTGCGATGACTTCGATGACGTTGTCTCGGTCGAGGTCTACACTGATGTTTCCAACCATCTCCATGATATAAGTGTCAGTAAGTGAGTTATAAAACACTACACGTCTGATCACTCTAAACTCGTCTGAATCCTTGCTGATATTGTGTGACACCGTGTCCGCGGCCGAAGAACAAGCGCTCAATAACATTGTTAATAACACCATAGTTAGTAAAATCCATTTTCGTTGTTTCATTTCTTCATCTCCTCAATCCAATAACTTTTAATGACTTTTTTGTTTGCGGACTAAAAGCGCCTAAACTTCTACCTTTCCACATCGATATGAAAATGTATCCTGTTAATTCTTGTTTAACAGCGAAAATAGAATTGTAAGAACAACCTATACGTGTATTGCCAATCCTTAAAATTTCTCTTTGTCCTTGCGGATTAATTTCATAGTCATAATCGTCTATACCGTAAGCTTCACATATTGGTTTGATAGCTTCTAAAACTTCTAACCTCTTTTGTTTTAGATGTTCTAATTGTTCGTTCATTTCTTCATCTCTCCAATCACCTTTACTATTTCTTTCGGTGTTTCTTTAACTCCGATAGGATATTCATTGCCTCTAAATAAAACGTTAGAGTATAAATCTTCGTCTGTAATTGATTCCATTAAAAATACGTTAAACCACATACTTTTACCGCTTCTTAGCGTTAGTTTTATAAACATTTATTCATCTCCTTCACATTGTTCGGTTGAATAAAGATTCCATTCTTTCGGATAACGAGGACAGGTAATGTTTTTCAGTTTCATAGGGAAACAATTTGTAAGAAACACTCATTCCGTTGTCGATGGTTAAAATTATTTTCTGTTGGTATCTTTTACTTTCTGGCTCTTCATACATAAGAGATACTTTAAAAATTGACACTCCATCTTTGTCGACATAGTTCACGTTTTCTTTGCTTATCTCATCTACTTCTTTTTGTATAGCTTCAATAATGGTATTCATCTATTCATCTCCTTTTCAGAACCATTTATCTGACGGATGCTCATGATCAACACCCATCTCCTTAAAATCCGCTAACTTTCTGACTAACTGGATATAACTCTTATCATCCACATCATGATAATCAAAACGTTCTTTAAGCTGCCTAATCACATTCGCGCGTTTCATGCCGTTCTGTACTGTCAAATCCAATTCAGCACCCCATCTCAAAAATGTCCATTTGATCTTGAGTTTCTTTTATTGGTCTAATACTTTCAACTGGCATTTCTTCGTTTTTAAAACTAATCTGCCAATTGTCAGATATAGCGATGATTCTGTCTTCTTTTCTGCCATTTCCGTGCCTTTTTAATACAACATCACCAACACGATAACCATAATCAGCTTTCACGCGTAATGCTCTATATCGCTCAACTAACTTATTGCGTTCGTTTAATTTATCTTCTGCGTATAAACGTTTCATTTCTTTTCTGAGTCGTTTAATTTCTTCGATAATCTGTTCGTTTGTCATGACTCATACATTCCTTCGCGCCACTTAATGTTCGTCACAGTATTTCTAGCGACTTTTAACTCTTTAACAATAGCTGTTACGCTTTTACCTGCCTTTAATCGTTCGATGATCTTCTCATCTCGTTCTTGTTTCTCTCGTCTTTTCATTTCTTGCTCTGCTTCATGATAGATTCTTACATCTTCTCTGTTCTGGACTAAGAGACTGATGCGAGACGATACTTGCGTTTCTTTATAACCGAGTGTTTGTGCAATTTCTTTAACTTTTATCTTGTCGATATACCGCCACTTAATGATGTCGTCATCGTATTCATGTGGTAGTATATCGTCGTGCTTTTCTGTCTTGATATTTGTACCGTGAATTTTGTTATAAACAGCTTGTATTTCTTCAGTTGGTGCGTTGCTTGCTATTAGTTCGTCAAATTGAAGTTGTAGTCTTGTTCGCTCATTCATGTTGATCACCAATCTCTTTAGCTGTGTAAAAGACTAGCACCGCGCTTACAAAACTAATCACCATCCAGACATGAAAAACTAAGTATAAAGATTCCACCATTTCATAACCCCTTTCTATTAATCGTTTAAATCGTTTCTAAGATGTTTTAACACTTTCACTTATAAACACTCTCGTTAAGTTTTAAAGTCGTTCAGCGATTGAATTTTAATCAAATACGACACGTTTCATTCTTTTTCTAATCTCATTGCAAACGGACGTGTGATTTTACCTTTTCGCGCTTGATGGAACAACGCAAGAAACACCTCGTCCGTTTCTCGTTGCTCTGTACGTGATATCTTGTCGAGTGATTCACCGTTATTCCATCGCTTAGTGATACGATCTAGCTGCTCTTTATAAAAAGCTAACTCTAAATCTTCAAGTACAAATTCAATTTTTTGACCCGGTTTGAGCAATGGTGTTCGCCAATCCCCTCGCGTCTTCACATAATTCAACTCCTGTCAGTCCGACTGCGGCGCATAAATGCGGGTATTTCTCGAATATGTGCCGTTTGTCGGTTGTTTCGCTTGGTTTGAAGTGTATGACTCCGTTCATGATTAACCCCCTAGAATCTATTTTTTCTAAAGCTATCGCCCTCAAGTCGATGTCGTTCTGCGTTATCTAGTAATCTATCAACAACGCGGGGACCGTTATTTCCAAACTTATCGACAAGACTAGACTCGTTATAGTTTGTTGTGACGACTAACGCTTTACCTAAACGCATATCAGCGACTTTATATAAAATATCTGTCGCCCACGTCTCTGATCCATCATCATTTTTCTTGATGTACTCAGAACCGACGTCATCAAGCACCAACAAATCAACTTTATCTATTAACTTTAAAATCCGTTCTTCCGTCAGCGTTGACTCACTGTGATATGTTGATTTAATCTTTTGTAGCAGGTCTGTACTCTTAATAAACATCGTCTTATAGTGATTACCATCCGCGTCGCGCATTTTACGCACACCTTTCGCTATCGCATAAGCTAAGTGCGTTTTGCCAAGTCCAGGATTGCCACTCAAAACAAGCGAGTGTTCTTTATCAAAGTTCAAGATGTAGTTCTTCGCGATCTCTTTTGCTTTGACTTGTGTTTCGTGCTTTGGTTGATAGTTATTTACTGTTGCGTTTTTTAAATCACTTGTGACACGCTCTAACTCACTGATAATGCCTGTTTCTTTAGATTGCCGGTATTCATCTCTCGTCGGTAAGTCTAAACTCTGTATAAATTCTTTGTCATAGCATGGTTTACATGCACCTACGACTCCTTTCGGTGTGTGATACAAAGTATAGGTTTCTCCGCATTTTTCGCATGTTTTCGTTCCTACTTCTTCAATGCCGAACTTTTCTTTTAGCATTTCATCAAATCGCCGCATGTCTTAACCTCCTTAAAACGCATCTACGTCTGGATTGTAGTCAAACGTAGGCCTTTGTGTTTTTTGTTTGTAGCTATCTTTAGCAAAGTTATTAATCGGATCAGCTTCATCAACAAATTTACGTATGTCTTTGTCTCGCATTAAATCTGCAAATGTGTATTTGTGAGTAAACCAATAGTTATCACTGTTAAGTACTGTTGCGTAATTAGTGATAGCTTGCTTCAATTCGTCAAAGGTGTAATCTTTTAATCTTGCTTTCACTGCACTTCGCATTGAATTAGTTAATTTTTTATGTTGAATAATGTCCTGGGAGAGATAGTGATCGAACAGATCACGGACAATATCTTTTTCTTTATTTATATCTTTATCTATATCTATATCTAATTCTTTATCTATATCTGTACCGTCACGTGACGTCACGCTAACGTCACGCTCTTCTTTAGGTGGTTCAAGTTGTTCTTTTTTACGCTCTCTATAACGTTTATTCCGCTCTGCATTAAGTTTTTTAACCCTTTCCATACCTTCGATATTTTGATGCTTATCCCAATTGTCAACTCTAATGAAGTTGTCTTCATCTATTGAAATCATGCCGAATTGAACAAATGTTTGTAGCGCCATTCTGACCGTGCTAATCGGTCTATCGAAAATAGTTGCTAGCATTTCGTCTGAGTAAGGTATATTTTCGCTAAGATAAATATAGCCACTAGCATTCACTTTGCCCGCTTGAGATAATAGCTTGATCCACACGACTAAAATTGTGTCGGCATCTGGCATTTTCTCAATCAGACGTATTTTTTCATCGTCGAACATTTGTGTACTTAGCTTTATCCACTTTATGTCGCTCAATGGTTAGTCTCCTTTCCTACGCAATATAAACTGGCTTACCAGTCAATTTCTGCACTTCACTTTTAAATAACGCTTCATCGCTGTTGCTGTCCGATAAGTGGAGCAAGTGAATTTCCTGCACTTTACTTAGATCATTCGCTTTTAAAAACTCCAGAACATTTTCTAAGCTGAAATGCGACTTGATTAAGCGTTTACGCATGATTCTTGGTGTAATACCTTCGTCAATATTTTTGTCGAGTATTGACTTGCTGTAATTTGCTTCAACAGCTATATGAGTCAATCCTTTGAATGTGTACTTGCAATAATACGAATCTGTTAGAAATAACAAACGTTCTTCGTTTTCGTTTAGTATCAAATATCCATAACATTCAACGTCATGCTGAGCTTTGAACGGATATACTTTTAATGAGCCAATACTGAACGTTTTTCCTGCTTCAATCGGCTTTATCCTATGACTATCGATATTAAGTTCCTCGGCAGTTGCTAGGGGCATATAGCAATCTACCCCTAGCTTGACCATATCTTTAATAGATTTAGAATGATCGCCATGACTATGACTCAACAGCACCGCTGATACATCCGACGCTTTAAAATCAAGCGCTTGTTTAATTCTCTTAATCGTTATACCTGCTTCAATCATTATTTTTGTTGTTCCGTCTGAAACGGTGTACATATTGCCTGCGCTACCGCTAGCAAACGACTTGAATTCAATCATCTTTTAAAATCCAGGTCCGGCTTGCGTTGTTTCAGTTTGTTCTTGTTGCGGCGATTTCTGTTCTGATTCTTCTGTGTATTCAACATCGATCACTTCTTGATTTGCTTTAGTTTTAATCTCTTGCTCAATAACTTGTTCTTGGTCGTGGCTTGACGTTGTATCTAACTTTGCATCATCTTCTGTGTACAAAGCGCCTAACGTCTCTGGAAAAGCCTCACGTTGAGCGTTGACGATTGCTGACTTACGAATCATTGTTAACGGCATTGAGTTCCATGTTGATTGACCTTTGCTAAACTCTGATAAGCTGATACGCGTTGTGATTGGCTTTTGTCGGTCACTACGATAAACTCTAGCCCAACCACCGACAAGTTTGTCGTTAGTTAATTTAATTGCGCCTTCAATATCAACGAGTTGACCATCACGTTCAACAATGATTCCTGCTTCAAAACCCTCGTAATTCGGGTGCTTTTCCGCCCGTTTCATAAACGCTTCTTTTGATACGATTACTTGCGCGGGTTTATCTGGTCCGCTTTTACTTTTAAACTTTACTAAGTAAGCTTCGTTTAAAAACGGATTGAGTTTCTGATATTTACAAAGATTAATAAACATCACAACTTCTTGATCTGATACTTCTCCATTCCCACTAACTAAAAAGTTTTTAACTGTCTTTCCCGTAAGTTTGACCGCTTCTCCGTTCACTTCAAATTCAACTGGTTTTGCTAGTAATTCATTGTTTGACATGTTACATTCCTCCGTTATCTTTAAGTAGTGTGATATCTTCTTTGCTGACTTTATAAATGCAATTCATTCTCGTTGCTACTAAGTAAACATCAACGTATTCTTGATCCCTTAAATAAAAGTATTCCGATTCAATGCTAAATTCGTCATGAGTTTCAACATCCAAGACGTGCGATTGTTTTACTCCTTTTCTAAATCCGCAAATATAACCTTTTTCGTCGCATGTAATCTTTCGTAACTTCACGCAATCAATGCCGTCAATCCCTTTCGCTTCAATGTAATCAAAATACTGGTCTGTAGTATCAAAGCTAGGAATCAAATCGTCATCAACGTTTTTCCATCGCTTGTTAATCTTTACGTAATCGCCTAATTCGTATTTCATCGTTTATCCCTCAATTCTCAAAGTTTTATCTCGATCTGATACAACTAAACTAATAATCTGCGAATCGATGTCTAATAGCTTTGTAACAGCTTCGGCGTTATCCACGAAAATAACTGCCCGCACTCCGTAATGTTCAGATAATGTATCGATTACATCTAAACCAACATTTATCTTCGCCGCGTTGTTAAGTCCTTTATCGTATGGCACCCCATCAAATAACGTCACGCACGTTTCTTGTAGTCCACCGTTGATTTGTTCGTCAAACAGTTTAAAGCGCGCATGTTTAAATTTGCTGTTGATCTTGTCTTCTAAAAGTTCGACTTTTGTACGAATAAATTCTTCTGTCGCGAATAGTAACGCTTCTTGTTCTTCAAACGCTTTAGCTAGTTCTTTTTGTTCTGCTTCAAGTTCAGCAATACGCTTGATGTCGCGTTCTCGTTGTTCAAACTTCAATATTTCAGCTTGATATGAGTTACGCTCTTTTCTAAACGCTTCGATTTCTTCTTTTGCTTTAGCTACTTCTTTGTCTACTGATTCATTAATACGACTAATCTTGTCGTTTAACTCTGATTTAGTTGCAATGAGTTTCTGATATTCTTCATTTTCTTCGATTGGTGTCGCCTTTTCTTGCTTGTCCGCTAGTTCTTTTTCTAGCTTGGCCACGACTTTCTCTTTGTCCTCAATCTGCGACTTAATCTTATCTACGTTCTTATTGATTGATTCAAGTTCTTTTTCAAGTGTTGCAACGCGTTCTTTGTTGCTAACACCTTGTTTTTGGATGGATTCCAACTCCGTTGATTTCCACGTATTGAAGTCTGACTCCGCTTTTTCTCTCGCTTCCTCTACTTGATCTTGTGGTAAAGGTTGCTTGCACGTCGGACACTCGCACTTATCTTCATGTTGCAACTCTTTAGCGTTAATATCTGACCACTCAGCGCGTAACTTCGCCATATCGTCCTTAATGACGTTGATGTTATATTCTGTGTCGGTCGCACGTTGCATCTCGTTCGTTGCTTTCGATTTCAAGATTGATAAATTTGACTGTTCTTCTTGTGATCGTGATTTAAGTTTGTAAACGTCTGCTAGATTATCTTGTTCGTGCTGATTTTCGACTTGAGATAACTTCAATTCGATATCACTTAACTCTTTTTTGATGTTGTTCACTTCACTGCCGTTCTTTAAATCGTTCAGATTGTCGGTTTTTGTTTCGATTAAGCCGTCTAATTCGAGTATGCGTGCATTTACTTCATCTTTAGGTAAAGAGCCTACATCGGCTTTATTTCGATGAATTTCGTCAATTCGAATCGGAATATCATCTAATTGCTTGTTAATCTCTTTACGCTTGCTTGCAATCATCTTTTTTAAGTCGTCAATGCTGTAATTCTCTAGTAACGCTGTCAGACTGACAAGATTGTCACTTTCGGCAATGACGTCCTCATTTGAGATATCTCCTGCGATTTCTAGCAATAGATCGCGGCGCTTTGTCCAGTGAAGTTGCTCATTGAAATAGCTAGGAGATGTGAGTAATTTGAACACGTCCTCGCTAACGATTTCGGCAATCTTTTTCGTAAATTCTGTTTTGTTGCAAGGCACACCGTTAACAAAATGGTCTGTCGTGTGTCCTGTGTGTTCAGCCGTTGCTGACCCGCGCTTTCTCGTCCATTTCTCTGCATAGACTTTTTTAAGTGTTAGATCAACACCATCAATCGAAAGTGTTGCTTCAACTTCATGATTTAAATTGTGCTGCGTTTCGCCATCTACAAGCGTTTTGATGCCAAAGTCCTTTTGATTCTGGCTGTCTTTGTCGAATAGCAACCAGACGAACGCATCAAACAGTGTTGTCTTACCCGTTCCGTTTTCGCCAAATACTTCGATGTCTTGACCGTCTGCATTTAATTCAAACGATCGAACACCCTTGAAGTTTGTCAACTTCAAATTGATTAACTTGATTTCTTTCATCGTCTTACCTCCTTGATAATTTTGTGGTAAGCGCTTATAATCAAAGTGTCTTTTAAGTTTATAAGCGCAATACCTGCCACCTCTGCAAAGGTGGCTTTTTCTTTGGGATTCCACTCCCTCGTCGCGATTGACAAGTATCAATATTGTGAGTAATGAATACTTGCATGTTCTTGCTCCAACACCAGCGCCAACTGGTTGATGTCTAGTGACATCTAGCGAAACATAAAACCTGCACATTAAGATTTTATTTTTAGTCTTATGCTCCGCTAGATAGCACTAGGCTATCTATGAAACTTGTGTTTAAGAAATAATATAAATCTCATCGTTGTCAATTAAATCTTGTAGTTCTGCCTGCAAGAAATTAGCAACATTACTCATCGCTTCTAACTGCCAAGCGCCGCCATCCGCTTCAAACAATGCACATTGTCCACCGTCACGCATGCGTAACACAAAATTAGACTCAGGTTGTTCAACTTCAGTGAAGGTACGATAAGGCGCTAACAATACTGGATTAGGAACTCTCACGTCAGCAACTGTTGCAATTCCGACTTTCGCGGATACAGACTGACTAATGCCGTCATCTCCAATTGTTTTTACATTTTCTTCGCGTAGATTTCCCACAACTTTTAAAACGATATCTCTATCTTCGTTCTTAACGAATGTTGACTGCAGCTTGATATTAAATGCTTCTGAATCATAAAAATTATTAAAGTTAAACGATGGAACAAATGCTTTAGCTTCAATCCATTTTTGTCTGTTCATATCGCTATTTGTTTTAGATAGTACGCGCACTGTCTGTGGGTCAACTACATGAATTAACGTTTGTCCGTGAGCATCAAAATTAGATTTTAAGTAATCAACTAGCCCGGACAAACTTTGAACAACTACCGAATTCACGACCGGTTCATTGATACTTGTTAGATCACCTGTCGCAAAACTCCGGCCGTTAATCTCAATCACTTTCTTATTGCTTAGCTCCGACAAGTATTGCATTGCTTCTTTTAACATTATTTAGTTCCTCCTTGTTTTTTAAAATCAATAACGCCACCACGATCGTCTTTGATATGGCCATCTTCCGCATCAAAATACGTTTGATCTTTAATCCCACTTTTTAATTCAGCCGCCGTTGCATGACCTAGATCATCTCTATCCATGACTAAAGTAGAACCTAATGACAATCTTGGTGCCGGTGTTGTTTTAACATCGATTTCCACATCCGCAATCTCCCGCTTCTCATTCGTTGTAAAAATCAAATTAATTTGCAACTTTCGTTTTTTCTTCGGGTCCGTGTTCGGGTCAGCTATGTTTTGGAGAAGGTTCTTCAATTCATAATTCACTCGTTCAGCTAAAGCACCATCCGCAAAGTCATTTAAATCAACAATCATTTCATTCATTGCATATACACCCTTTCGTGTTATAATTTATTTGTGTTTAATGGTTTGAGTGGTCGTTGTCGTAGACGATCCACTCTTTTTTTATGATTTTTTCTTCGTATTCCGTGTTATCTAGTAAATGTCCCGCTAGACACTGCGTGTTACAGTAATATTCATGTTCGTGGACGATGACTTCGTTTCCATCTTCAAAATCGTCTTGGCAATATGCACATCTTAATTTATCCACGATATTTCTCCTCCAACTCTCTTTTTCTTGCTGTTCTATCAGCGACGTATTTTTCAGCGTGACCGATTGAATTATTGATAACATTGAGTAAGCCTTCCGCTGTCTTAACGTCACCTTGTGAATAAGCAATTTCAATCATCGTCGAAAGTGACGCTAAATGAATTTCATGAAAGACAGCTTTCGTATGATCGTCTAGCTCGTCTATTTTTTCGAGTATCGCTTCTGCTTCAAATCTATTTTTATCCACAATGATTCATCTCCTTTTCAATTGCTTCTAGTAAGCAATCGTGAAATTTTGTACTCCCTGTTTCATTTCGCTTAATCATCTTCAAGTCACGTTTTAGATTATTCATTCTGTCTTGATTGCCAAGACAATCTTTAAAGCGGCGTTGTAAGATTACTTGATAATTCATCTTTCGCCCTCCTCGCTTTTAGGAAATACATCAATTTCAACCGGATTTTCGTAAGTCCAATAAGCTGTTGCGTAGTCGCCTGAAAAAGCTTCATCTAAAATAGTTTGTATTTTTTCAATGACGCCGTCGCTAATACAGTCCCAAGCTTGTTCATACCAATCTTCATACATGTCGCCTTCTTCGTTATCGATGTAATATTCGAGCATGGTTTGAGCGTTTGGATTCCATCTCCTACGAATAAGAACGAACCATTCATCAGAGTCATGAATCGGAGCGCCATACAAGTTAATTTCTTGTTTTAATTCCGCTACCGTTTGAACGCTTTGAGCCCCATCAATTCCAATTTCGACATCATCATCTAATTCAGATAGTTTAAGTTTTTTCATCGTTTGCCCTCCTTTATTCTGTCGTATTCGCTTATCATTTTCGGCGCTGTGTATACAAACAACACAACGACTGATAAACCGTACATTTCCGTGAAATTTTCTATGAAGAAGTTAAGCATCATCATCCAACCTTTCTACTAAGATTTTATTTGTTCCTTCCGACCGTTTCTTCTGCGATGGATAAGAGTAATACTTAATCATTTGCTCTGACGTATTCAATCGTTCTGCACACTCTTCCAACGTACCTACGATGATAAACTCATCACCGCGGTATACTGCGTATTCGGTCATGATTTAACACCAAGCCATTCATCAATAACATCTAGATTAAATATCAATATTCTCGGCGCAGGTCGCTGATGTGGAATCTTTTTTTCTCTTAGCAAAGTAAAAATTGTAGACTCACTAATCGGTGCGCCGATTGATTCCAGATATTCAGATAACGCTTTAGCCCCTCTCACATTTCTCATGTTTATCAACTCCTTAATTTAATAAGAATCGGATTGTTTTTTCTAATTGCTCAAATTCTTCTCTTGAATAACTAGTCAAGTATGTTGTTCCGTCTCTTTCCACTAAATTTAACGAAAATGTGTCGTTGTCGTCATAGTGTTTTAATTCCAAATGAGCGAAATCTGATTGTAAAAATAGTGTTTTTTCCATTTAGACAGCCTCCTGTTGACTTAAAAATTTATTAACAAAATAAATTTGACCTTTTCCTGTAACTTTAGGTGTTCGTGTTGTTCTGTTGGTGCCGTCTGGATTGCTGATTGTTCTCTTTTTAACCTCGAACAAATTCATATCCATAGATCGTTGGGTTGGTAAGTTGTATAACTCGCCCTCTTTTTTAATCAAAAACCCATTCTCGCGCAACCATTCGAATAGACGATTCTGACCGATATCAATACCGTTCTGACGTAAGATTTTCGACAATTCACCTACAAGGACGCTGTTTTTAGAAGTTTCTACCGCGTCAGCGAATAACGCTTTAGGTTTTAACTCACTCACTTGTTTTTCGGCAACCATTCGTTTTGTTCGTTCTTCTTTAAGGTTGGTTGCTAATTGGATCAATGTGTCCGGATTGAGTAGTGCTTGTTCGATTGTTTCGTTAGTCATATAGGCGCCGTGTTTTCTGATAGACGGGATAACTTCGATCGCCAACCAGTCTTGGAATTTTTCAGCTAATTCATTTGAAGCTTTAAAAGCTAATTTGTAGACTAGTGGTTCCGGAATGAGGTCTCCCTTTTTTACTTCTGCCACTTGTGGCAGAAAACTATTAACTCTTGACCACCTCACATTTTCATAAACTGTTCCATTCTTATCCGTTTTTGATACAAACCCCAAACTTTTGGCAACCTCTTCAACATCGAATAAGGCTTGTCCGTTTTCTAATTTCGCTGATACATGAAACATTTCGTTTTCAAAAACTCTTAAATCTGACATATTATCATTTCCTTTCTTTGTTATAATGTTCCTATCAATTGTGATGGGAGGTGAAACTATGGATAAAACTAAAATCTTAGATGAATCGTTAACAAGATTTAAAAGTGACGTTCAATCTTGGAAAACAAGTCGTCCTAACCCTTTCTCTGATGAACAGAAAGAAGAAATCGATGTTTTAATGTCTTATATTTATGGTGTTTTCGACGATATCCGTAAAGTGATCGTCGATAATGATTAGTTTTACTTAAGCCGAGTGCCCGCTCGGCTTATTTTAATTTCAACGTTGCAATCTCTTCGTCTAACTTTTTATTAGCTAAATTAATAATCAGCTCATTAACGCGACTGCGGGTGTGGTTGTACCGATAACTCCAAGATAAATTCATTAAATATTTTTTTGCATCACCGTAAGTTTCAGAAGATTCTTTTGCTTCTTGAATAAGTGCATCTACTTCCGTTTCCAATTGTTCAGCTAAGTTGTTGATTGTGTTTAGGTTTTTTTCTGATTTATTCATTTAATTTCCCTCCCGGTATTTATCAATAAGTTGAAATAATTCATCGTGTAGTGATTTAATCTTTGTACCATCAACGTCATCCAAATCTTTAATCGATCGCTTTTGAAAGGCTAATCTAAAAATTGCATACATAGATTGTTGGTTGTTGTGCCAATGACCACAATTGTCGTTATAATCGCTACGGAATCTACTCTCCATATCCTGCCTTACAGTTATCCAAGACGGGTTGTACACTGTTCTTGGTTGAATCTCTTGAACAACTTCATCCTTAATGGATTGAATGAACTTCTTGTATTGTTCTTCATCAGAAAAGTTGATACTGAAATTACTCAATTTATTTCACCTCCCTTTATTTTGTCGCGTCTGATGCGACACTATCTTTAAAAAAAATAGCTAATGATTCTTCTTTTGTTAAACTTAAAATTTTGACAATCTCATTAACTTCCTTGATCGATAACTTTTCCCCTTGATTACTTAACTTGCGGTATAGTGTAGATTTATCGATACCTAACTTTTCAGCTAGTATCGTCACTGTGATTTCGTTTTCAACCATCTTACCTTTTAATTTATTAGTATTCATCTTCCAACACCTCCTTTATTTGTGTCGCATGTTATGCGATTAACTATATAATAAACCTTGAATCGACAGAAGTCAACACCTTTTGTCGCGTTTTTCGATAATTTTATCGATTTATTTTTTGTTATTGTTTGCATATATGCGACAAACGTTGTAAAATATAATTTATAAGGAGGTGATATTAATGAAGATAGGCGATCGGATAAAAACGCGTCGGAAAGAATTAAAAATGACCGCTGACGATCTCGCTAATAAACTAGGGAAGAATAGAGCTACTATATATAGATACGAGAGTAGCGAAATCGAAAACATGCCGATAGACATCATTAAACCTTTATCTGAGGTTTTGAGGGTTTCTCCATCATACTTAATGGGATGGGAAAATGAAGATGAAAAAGATTCTATTATAAGAGAATCATCTTATAATTACTTCCCTAGAAGTGTCTCGGCAGGTTTACCACAAGCAGTTGATGGCGTTGATCAAGCAGAGACAATCAACGTATCTGATTCAATCATGGGAAAATGGGCAGGAGATAGTGACATTTACATGATGCGCATTAATGGTGAGTCGATGAACAGGATTATTCCACACGGCTCAATCATTGCTATTAAACCGACTGAGTGCCACTTACTGAAAGATGGTGACATTGTTGTTTACTCAGACAATCACGATTATTCGGTTAAACGGTACTTTAGAGATGACAACAGAATCATCTTTAGACCAGATTCGCGCGACAAACGTTTTTACGACTACGTGACAAGTGATAATAACGAAAATTTAGTGATACACGGTAAAGTTGTTGTTTATATTGTAGAGTTAGATTAAGTTCTTAGCGCTAAAAACTTAATAAGGCAGGCTGATCACCTGCCTTTTTTAAAACAAAGGAGTAGATATTATGATTACAAATATTGAAAAATACAAAAGAGACAAAGAGTACAGAAAGAAAGGTTTAGTCGAAATACCGGTATATTCAAGAGTTTACATGGAAGGTAACAAACTGATTGGAGAATTACAATGCATTGAAAAGAAAGAAGTCATCACAGTGTATAAGGAGGGATAACCATGGCTAGTTATGACGATTTAGGTTTTGGGAAATTTAAAATTTATGTCGAGTTAGGTTATGATGAACGCGGTAAAAGAAGGAGAAAAACAAAAACAGTTACAGCTACTAGCCAAAGAGACCTCAACAAAAAAATTAGAGATTTTGAGATCGAATGTTTCAACACTAAAGACGAGCCTGTTGACAATATAACGTTTTCGTCTTTTGTTGATCGGTGGATGAAAAATTACGTCGATATAAACCTTATGCTGACAACGAAAGAATCTTACGAATATTTGTTAGATCATTGCGGTGTGTTAGATTATTTTGGAAAAATTAAAATGAAGGATATTAAGAAGTATCATATTGTGGAGTATTTAGCTAAAGAGAGCAAAGAGGGAAAACCGCTCATGCCTAACAAATTTTTATTAATCAAGAGCATCTTTGGCAGGGCTTTAGAATGGGATGTTATTAATCAAAATCCCACGATTGGCGTAAAAGGTCCGAAGAGAGAAAAAAAGAAAACAGATTATTATAACGAGGACGAGCTTAATCATTTGTTTGGTATATTGGATGATTGCCACCCGAAACATAGAATTGCAATTAAACTGGCGGCGATTGGCGGATTGAGACGAGCGGAAATACTAGGCATTAGAGAAGAATGTATAAACTTTGAAAACAACTCTATCTATGTAGATAAACAACTACGATACGATAAAAATAAGCACGAGTTTTATCTTTCGTCTGTAAAAAACAGAAAACCGCGAATGGTTTATTTTCCGTCAACGTTTATGCAGGAGTTAAAAGTCTACTATACAAATTTTAAAGCAAGACGATTGCAAATGGGGAATTTGTGGCGAGGTATATATGATGAAGAAGGCAATATGATTAACCTGCTATTAGTTAAAGAGGACGGTTATCCCACGCATTTAAACACTTTAAGTAACGAGTGGCGCAAAATAATTAATCGACATAAATTGAAAGATATATCGTTTCATCAACTAAGACACTCGTGCGCGTCTTTGATGGTTAAGAAAGGCATTAACTATAAAGTTATACAAGAGCGTCTGGGTCATGCGAATATAAGCATTACACTAGACACATATTCACACTTAGAAGAAGATCAGCACATCGAAAGTGTCAACGTGTTTGAAAAACTACTTTAA